GTGGTTCGGGTCTGAACATCCTGATGACGGCACACGTTGGGCAGGAATACCAGCTCGACATGTACAAGCCGAACATCAAGCGGTTGAAGTTCCTTAAAGGGGACCTCAAGCTCAAGAAGGTGCCAGAGAACTTCAGCTTCCTCACAGCCAATTGCTGGTACTGCGTGTCCCTCTCGCCGCTGCTCGATGCCGACAAGCTGCCTGAGTTCCCACGTGATGATGAGGACGATCTGAAGGGCGACACCGACCTGATCCTGATCACCATGGTCAACCTGCGTGGTAAGTCGGGCCCATCCGGTATCCCGTTCGAAGTGGTGGTGTCTCAGTCCGAAGGCTTGAAGCCTGAGCTGACCGAGTTCGTCTACTGCAAAGGCTACGACTACTTCGGTATCAGTGACAAAGACGGCAACAAGGCCAAAGGCAAACCAAACTTCCGCCTGGACCTGTACCCGTCGGTCAACCTGACCCGTAAGTCGGTTCGCATGCTGATGGAGAACGATCAGCGTCTGAAGCGTGCCATGAACATCACGGCTGAAATGTGCATGATGCGCAACCTGTGGCACGACCTGCCAGAAGGCCTGATGTGCACACCCAAGGAGCTGTACGATGACATCGTAGCGGCTGGGTATGATTGGGACCTGCTGTTGGACACCCGTGGCTTCTGGCTCCCGCTGGAAGAGAAAGGGACCTACGCAGACATCCCATTCCTGTCGACCATGGACCTGCTCAACATGCGTGCCGGGACTTACCGTCCGTACTGGTACGATGCTGCGCTTAAAGCCAAAGAGAAAGCGATGGCCTCCATTGCTAAAGCCTCTGAAGCCCAAGCCGGTACTGAAGTCAAGAAGCCAGTTACCGCCGCTGACCTGATCATGAAGATCAAGGACCGTCAGGCGGAGAAAGCAACCTAATAATCTGAGGCCGGTGTGCGCGTTGCCGCCGGCCATTCCGTCCCACTGGAGAGACTTCCATGACTACTCGGATTGCCACTGCCGTCGCCGATTTGCTCGCCGGTCAGAATCCTAATGCGGCCACGCGCTTTGCCCGTGCCTTCCACTGCAATGCTGACAACGAAAGTGCTGAGATCCGTGAACTGAATCGGTTCTGGCGCAATGAGTTGGCTGCCCTGCACACCTCCACCATCTCGGCCCGTACATGCCTGGTAGACGACATCGCGCCGCAAGACTGGTTGCGTCACTTCCGCACCCTGGTCCTGCCAACCATCGTCTCCCACAACTTGCCGACTCAGCACTAAGGTATCTACTATGGCCAGTCGTCAAGAGGTTACAGCGTTCATCGTTGATGCCATCAACGGAATTATTCCGGGTGACACCTATAATGGTGAGCTGACCAAGCAACGCCTGGATGCCATGTCGGATACCGAGTTCGATGAGTACATGCGCGCATTGGCAAAACCTGCCACTGAAGAAGGCCGGACCACGCAGGAAATCCTGCCATTTTATTCGCCGAACCTTAAAGACCCACGGATCACCATGGATTCTTTGATGGCGGTGGCGGATAAGATCGGACATCCGTTCTTTGAGCGTCTCTGGCTCACCGACCCGCAGACAGGTGTTGTGTTCCTGACACCGCAAAAATACCTTGTGCTTGACATGACCGTACGGCGTCAGGCGCAGATGCTCACCAAGAAGTCCTCCATCCCCGAGAACGCTCGGCATGTGGACGAGATGTCGGGGCAGGTTACCGGTAAATCCAAGGGGTCGAAGATCTCCTTCCCGGAACTGCAGTCCCAGCTCGCCCAAGGCCTTGAACAGACCTTGATCGAAGAGATCAAGATTCGCGGTGGTGACCGGACAGCCCAAGTCGAGTTCGATCGTCAGTTGATCGAGAACGGCGAGGCCAGCATCGAAGACGTCACCGAAGGCGGTGGTGTCACCAGCTCAACTTCTACAGTCGCGACCCTTTACCGGGGCATGATGATTGACAACAACTTGGACGAGGTCTAATCCATGTCAGCGGACATCGACAAACGTATTCTCGACGGACTCATGAAATCCAGTGAAGTGTGGCTCTCTGGGTTCTTCGATAACAAGGTCAACCTGGCACTCGGGCTGAAAGAACAGTTTTACGAACAGGACCTGCCTCAACTGCGCCGGATTCGCTGGTACAGCATCCGTGACATGGTTGAAGCGCAAGGTCTCTGGTTGCGGTATGTGGATAACGAAGAGCTTGAAGGTGAAGCCAAGCAGACCATGTTTGACTTTTACATGAATGGCTCAACGTTCGTGTGGTTGAACAATCCCATTCCGTCTGGTCATTACGAAGGGTTCATCGCCCATCTGGCTGCGAGCTTGTCCTGGCCGTCCCGTGCCTCGGCGATTCCAGCAGAAACCCGTGAGCACGTGGCGTCCAGTGAGCAAATGGCAGAGTTGATGAAGAACAATCATTGGCTGATCTTCCTCATGCTGATCTCACTTGGACAATTCGACCAGTAAATCTTTCAGCAATACATTATATTCAGGAGTCTGCTGTGCATAAAAGCAGCGCTTACAACCTGTTATTGGATATCGATTGCCTGTTTGACACCCGCATGGGTACGCTGATCGACCTTGATCCTAAGGTGACCACGTACCTGTCGGGTAAAGCGTACCGCGAACGTCTCTTGGATGACTACACGGCTCTGACTCAGGGCCATATCACCACAGAGGCGTTCAACGCGCGTTATGCCAAACGTGACCTCGATGTCCTGAAGAAGAGCTTGATCACAGGGATGGTCCCGGTCTTGATCACGTACGTGGAAGGGCTGAAAGAACGCCTGTTCCGCAAGGTGGATGTGTCGGCAATCAACATCGACATCAACATTCACCCCTACGTCATTCCAGGTCCGTTCCTCGAATCAATCAAGAACTGTCTCCGGCACCTGCTTCCGCCTTATGTCCAGGTGGGGGTAGGCAGCTATTCACGCCAGCAACTGGACCCTGAGTTCTTCGACCGGTACTACAACGGTTGGGTGACATACGACATCCACAGCTGGTTAGAAGTCCATGGCGATGCCCTGTTAGGCAAGCCGTTAAACGGGCTGTCGGTCATAGTCCCCAAGCTCTTTTCAAAAGAGCCTGGGGCGTTTGAAACGAACGAAGGTGAGGTGTTCCGTGAAGCCGATAAGCACGGACTCTTTGAGCTGGTGATGCAAGACTTCCTGCACATCGAACACATGCCAGTTGTCGACTTCTGCTTCATTGTCCCAGGGTCGTACCGCATGCCGGAAGACGATGAGGATCAATCCTCGTCCGACTCCTCCAACAAGGAACGTTCAGCCGCTTCTACCGACGAGACGAAGTCTTCGTAGTTCACCGGTTGCGTACCTTGAGTGGTGACATCTGGGACCACTATAGCGTCTGGTAGCTTTGGAGGTTCCCGGTTTGCCACAGGCGGTGCCGAGCCTGCTGTCAGGTCTACAGCGAACGGGTTCTTGCCGCCCAGCATCCTGAGCAGTTCATTCTGTGCCTGCGCCAGCCGCTCCGATTCATTGACGTTGCGTTCTTCCACGTCAATCTTCCGAGTGGTCAGGGCCGCCTGGTCCATATCTCGTAGGACTTGAAGCAACGTGTTTGCGTCCTTATCGATCTTAGGGACACCGTGTTTGAGTTCATTCTTCACCATGGCCACCCGAATCGCTTGGGTGGTCTTGATGATGTCAGACGGGTCGACCGAATCATTTATTTCCATCGGCGCATTGCCGAGGTATTCATTATCAGCGACAGGCATCAATTCGCCTTCAATGGGGTTAATGCTTGACATCGCGTACATCTCCGAAAAAGTAAGTCACTCATAGGATTGAGAAGAGTGATCGTGCTGGGGCAACAACATGTTGAGAAACCTATTCCCGTGGCTTAAGCCAAAAGAGCCTGAACCGCCGAAAGGCACCTCGATTTATGAAACCTTAATCTTGCAACTAGGAGAACTCGATGAACTAAATAAACGCACCTTCTCACCCTCAAAAGCCCGAGTGGTAAGCCTGTCTGTCGCATCATCTGGATTGGATGAGTTGAGCAAGCTTATTATTGAGGCTTCAGTGTTCGTCAGCAAACAGCAATACCTGCCTGAGAAGTGGAAGTCTCGGACAATCTTGTTTGGTGAACGCAGCCTGGAAGAATACATTGCCGACGGGGAAGACCTGATCCATCCTTTGGATTGGTTGCTTCAATACCGTCACTACACCCTCAAGCTCGCTAAAGGCTTCCAAGCTCTGGATGCTGCTGATAGCGAGTATTACCAACGCAAATGCAACTTCGTCGTCGAAGACGTGCTCGAACTGATTAAAGCCAGTCGTGCCTGTCTGAGATAATTCATCTAGGAATCACCCCTCATGAGCAAAGAACAACGTCGGATGATGGATGACGAAAACAAGCTTCTTCGTGAAGCTGCTAATCCATTGACGCATCTCTTTCGGAAGATTCTCAGGGAACTTGGTATCGAAGCCAAACCGTGGAACCGCCGACTCACCGCGTTTCTCTCCAGTCCGTTATCCCGTGTTCCCAAGAACGCTAAGGACATCGGTCAAGAGCGAAATAACTTTAACCGAGCGATCGCTAAAAAGCAGATCACCTTCAAGACGTTTCAGAAAGCCGTGCAGATTCTCGGCCCTGTTCGCTATTCTATGAGCATTACGATGGTCATGCGCGACGGCCGTGAGGTCACCGTCAACACGGACATGTTCAAGAACCCGTATGCGGCGATTGATAACCTGTCCTCCGTCGTCTCCGGAAAGGGTCTTGACCCTGACGCAGACATCGTGGATTACAACGACGAAGATGACTCTGTCACCGATGCGGAGTTGGACAAGATCATCCAGCAGATCGATGCACATGAACCGCCGGATGTCCGTCCTGTCATGGTACGCCCTGACCCTGGTAAACGTACCCGACTCGATCAGGTGCTTAACCGCAACCTCCCTAAGGACATCGGTGATACGGAATGAACCACACCCAGAGTAGTCCACCCAGTTTTAACAGGAACCTTGCAGCCATGTCTAATGACAGCACCCCCAAGGCTTCGGCCAACCCGGCAATCAACCCGGAAGAAGATGGGAAAACCCATATCAACGTGTACTCGCGTGGCGCCACCTCATTAGGCCGTGCACTGAGCAATCTGTCCGAGTGCAACATTGAGCACCCGTATTTCGGTCACTTCCGCACACTGGAAGGACTGTGGTTTTACATGAAGACCGGCTTCAAAGACAACAACTTCCGCATCATCAAAGGTGTAGCCGCACGGGAACTGGGTAAGAAACTGCCCACCGCCCACTACGCCCTGTTCAGCAAGATGTTCAAGCTGGGCATGCTGGAGAAGCTGGAGAAGAATCCAGCCCTGCAACGCGATCTGTTGGCCAATGAACTTCCACTGGCCCACTACTACCTCTACGGTAAGAAGATCATGATGCAGGACCGTCATCAGTGGCAACTCGATTATTGGATGCTGCTGCGTACGGCACTGAAGAACACCGGCTCCTTGGATGTCATTCGGGCCGAGTTGAGCGAGGACATCAAGTACCAGCTCGACAACCTGGATAAAGCCGCTTCGAGCGAGCCAGGCGACCAGTAACGGTGACCGCATGGGGGACTTCGGTCCCTCATGACTCACACTTTCTTTTTTCTTTGTTGGGGATGGTCATGTCACTGATCTCTACTCCGTTGTTTCGTACAAACAACACCGAAAAACTCGAGGTGGCCGATGCCTATGACCTCACCAGCACGCGACCTATCAACAAGATCTACGAAGCATCCAAAGGCGTGGCTAACCAAGCCATTGACCGAGCAGGCGGGTTGCGTGGATTGGCCAACGGCCTGACCAACCTGATGTCCTTGAAGACCTCAGGGGCAACCGGCCGGCAAATGCTGGAAAGTGGTCTGGGGATGTTCAACACCAGCACCATTGGTATCTTGCGTAACGTGGGCGATACGGTCCTGGACAAGGCAGGGGCGTTCATTGACATGGACCCCAGCTTGGTTAACAAGATCAAGACCACGGGTGAATCCGTTGCGCGGCAGATGCAATACGGCAATCCCACGGACATCACCAACTACGGTAACCTGCTTGGGTTAGTCGGTGATCTCTCAGGCAATCCTGAATTTGCCCGGATGATCAACATCGGGTATGAGTCCGCTGTCTGGGGTGCTGCCTTTACAGAAGCGGCGGGTTATGGGGCGTTTGATTACTCCCGTGACGTCAAGCAGTACATCGATCCTGAAGTCTACCGTCAGGCGATGATTTACAGCCTACCCGTCGTGGCTGCATCAGGGTCCCTAGAAGCGACACAGCACGTCATCACAGAGCTTGGCGCTGAAACGGTCATCACCCATAAGCCAGACTACATAAAGGTCTTCTTGGGGCGTTTCAAGCTGCCTGAGACCCGTCCAGCCGACATCCCGACTTACGCCAACCTTGTGGTGGACACGATGTCCCAATTGAACCCACGGTGGTACCTGGTCAGTCGTGGCGGTGAAGACATCTATGACCTGTCTGCCTTGGCAGGGGCTTCGACCGACGCGGTCCAGACACTAGATAACCATGCGGTGATCGGTCCGTTGATTCAGATTGCCCCGTACTTCCCAGAAGTCACCACCGATGAAGTCCTGCGTGAACAATACCCGTTGATGGTCACTAACCTGTCATGACGCATAAAGGCCCAGGGCAACTGCCCTGGGCCCTATGACGAATGTTACTGACGATCGGTGGCATTGCCGATGGCTTTCGCCATGTCACCGAACACGCCCGACATGGCCCACATCACGGCGCGGTCTGGCGACTGAGCGTCGTCGAAGGCCACACGTTGACGTGCCAAGCGGACAGCCCACTTACGCAGACCGTTGATCTCTTGCTCCAAGGGAATGCCTGCCAGAATTGCCAGGTAGTCCGTGTAGCTGTTATCATCGTCGTAAGTCGAACCCAACAGTGCCGAGGCGGCTTGTTCGCCGATCTTAGCAGTGTCGACATCAGACGGGGCCAGGAAGCTCACCCCTTTACCAATACCGTAACCGGCAGCCTGTATCACGCGGTCTGAGAACTCGAACGCGGGGTTTAGCGGCATGTTGATGGCATTGGTCAAGTCCAGTAGACCTAACTGAATGTCCACGCCCAGAAAGCCGCCTACGTTGTTCCAGCCCACATCACCAACACCACGGGTAATGGTCAATGAATCCACCATCGCCAAACGAGAATGGGCCCGGCCTTGAGCGAAGTACTCAATCAAGAACGGAGCGGTGTGCGACTGTTTACCCGTAGCCAAGGGTACCGACATGGCAAAGATGCAGCACAGCGGCAGAATCAGGTTCTGAAGCCGAGACACCGGATCACCATAGGGAGAACGCAGCGGGATGTTCAGCGACAACTTGTTAAAGTCGCAGCTAGAGCTTTCCCAGACCTTCGGGATGTCAACGTAGGCAGAACCTGCCAACTGAGCCAGCCCTTGAATACCGATCCCTTGTGTCGCGCCTGCCATGAAGTCTTTCAAGGCATCGTAGGACGCCCCAATGATTCCGGTGCCTTCAAGGTTACCGTCAAACATGCTAAAGCGCGTCTCACGAGCACTGGCTGAGATCGAGTTGATCTGCTGGCCAATCGAGGCTTCTTTGGCAGAGTTGTTAAACGATTCACTCTGGGTGCCGGTATGGTCAACCCGCAAGGTCAGAAACTCCGAACCCATCCGGGCTTCAGAGAGGAACGCATCTTTGGCACGGGAGATATACCCGTCTTCCAACCGCCCTTCCTTCTCAGCGACCTCTTTGTTTTCCAAGGCTTCTGAGACTTCCATCTTGCCGAGCATCTCATTGTTCCGCCACAGGTCCACGTAGGCCTGTAGGGTGGTGTCTGAGCTGTTTCGCACACTGTTGAATACCTCGCCCAAGTCTTCGCCATACAGACGCTTCTTGAACGCTGCCTTGACGGCTTCCTTGGACGTCAATCCCTGCAACTCGTTATTGAGCAGCTTGTGCCGGTTGTTCACCAGACGCTGTCCACGGTTGGCAATGGCAAAGACATCCAGACCCCCGTCTTTACGGTAGATCGAGGGAATCAGGCGCGCATAGTTCTCAACGTCGGTTCGGTCGACCTGCTCATCCTTACTGTGCAGCGCTTTGGCGCCTTCATAGAACGGACGAGGGATGATGCCCATGTTCGCTGCGACACCGTTGACCATGGAGGACACGGCTTGCCAGTACGGCAACATCGACGGCTTCAAGTAGTAGTACTTACTCGCCGGACGATTGAGGAAGAAGTTGATCGCTTTACCCGCCAAGATGAACGGCATCATGGGGATGGTAGCAATCGAACCCAGCGTCCAACCCAAGGTGTAGAAGAACCCAGGGGCACGGCCGGTACGGGCCAGACTGGCCGCCGGGATGGAGTAATAGTTCGCGTAGAAGGACGTCATGCTGTTGAACTTCGGAAAGCCCATACGGAAATGGACCACCTGCATGTTATCGTCGATCTTTTCGCTGTACGTCCGCCCCATGCCATTGGATGAGGTGGAGTTGGTTTGATTGTTGCGGCTGACATCGGGTACCAACACCGTCTTGCCCCGCGCATGTGAGCTGGTGTAGACGTTGTGTTTCAGGTCCGCGTAACGGGTGAACTGAGGCAACGGGTTGATAACGAAGTTCCCACCCAAGGTGGTGTCGGTTGCCTTTTGCATCGAGGTTGAATAGATGCGATTGACCACCGCTTCGTTGCCACCAATAATGGCATCCGATGGCAACAAGAATGCCGATTTCACCCAGCTGTCATCTAAGATGTTGTCCATGTACATGACCTCTGATAAACGAAAATAGGGTGAGGGGTTTCCCCCTCACACCGTAACTTAGACTCGCCCAACCGAGACTGTACCCCGCGTTGCCGCTTTCGGGGTATTGATCACCGGGTTCTGCGTGGTCTGCTTACCGGCCTGGGCAACGAGCTGTTGCTCTTTGCTACCTTGACCTGGCAGTGCAGTGCCTTTCTGAAGCAGGCTAACAAGCGTGATCAGCTGTTCAAGCTGTGATTCGTTCACGCCTACCAGACGCTCCATGTTGCGGTCCAGACCCCCGTAGGTGTTGGATGCCGCTTTGGCTTGGGTCGAGCTTTGAACTTCAGCCGTGCGCGCTGCCATCATCAGTCCAGCAGTACTGTTCTGAGTTTGACGCGTGTTGGCCCGTTCCGTCAGGTTCAACGTCTCGGGTGACGACGAAGCTTCTACCACAGTATTGGTCGGGCTTGCAGAGGTGTCCATCGGACGGACCATCGACGGCATCGTCGTATCGGCCAGAGCGAAGGTGGTGTCCTCTACACGCGCTGCCGGTTCTGCAGCATTGCCTTCTTCGGAACTTGCAACCGCTTCAACCGCCCCACCCTTCAAGCTTTGCGCTATCTGGGATGCATCACCTTTCCGGTGCTTCTTCAATTTCTTGTCGAAGTCACCGTACACTTCAGCCACCGTCCGAGGACGTCCATTAGCCGAGTAGAAGATTGCTGGGTTGGATTTGGCCTGATCCGCTCCCACGTGGTTCGTCGCTGGGTCTCCCGGAGGAGCCGACAGGAACCGCCGTGCACCACCTGGGCCTAGGAAGTGTGCCAAGTAGACATCGGTGTCCGTCACGTTGGATTTAACCTTCTTGATGGTATCGACGTTTTCCTTGATGTACTCCAGACCCAACAGGGCGTTGGCGCGTGGATCGTGTTGCGTGGTGCCTGGGTTGATCCCGTACTTCTGTGCGTACTTAGCCATCAGGCCTTTCCAAGTGCCTTTAATCACCTGGTAGTAGCTGGCGGCTGACGACAGGACACCGGCTGCCGGGTTCTTCGGATTGCGGTACGGCAGGGCATTCGGACGGAAGCCAGATTCCACCCCAGCGATACTGGCAGCCAGAGCAGGGTCGATCCCCACCATGTTTGCCGCTGCCATCAAGGTTTCACGGTTGGCTTCCCAACCATCGCCCTTCGGCACTGGAATGTCATTGATGTTACCGCCGGTACCACCACCTGGATGTTCCACAGGTGTGCCACCTGCGATACTACCGCCACCAGGTGCTGTCGATTGCCCTTGCTGGTTTAGGCCACCTTGTTGCGGGGCTTTATCACCGAACCCAAGCGCACTCTTAAAGCCCGACCACATGCTTGAGATCACGCCTTCTTTCTTTTCCGACAGGTCGGGTAGACCGCCGTTCCCGTTCGGGCCTTGTGAGCCCGTTGCACCTGGACGGTTGACTTGGTTCGGGTCCTCAACGATGACGTTGCCGTCTTTGTCTCGCACGATCCCTTTGTTGGCCGTCTTCGGTTCTTGCAGCAGTTTGTCCTTGATCTTCAGTTGCAGTGCATCGAGGGGTTTATCAATGGAGGCAGGGTCGTCGTTAAGGACGTAGTGCTTCCAAGGCGATTCCTCAATGTCCCACACCGAGATGCCCGCGCCGTCTGTGGCGACAGCGGTTTCTTTCAGGATATCAAACAGTTGTTGCGGGTCAAGGCGTTTGGCAGCATCCTGCGCATCGATGTTGGCCCGTTGCCGGACCGATGAACAGAACGCCAAGAACGCAGGCAGGAAGCGACGATGGAACCAGACGTACAGGTTAGACAACTCATCGCTGTCGTACGGCGAGAACAGCTTCTGAGCGATCAGGTAGCCTTCATGGACATCACGTAGACTGGCCACTTTGTCCTTGTCGTACTGCACGGACTTCCACAGGTTGGTTTCCAAGAGTTGCAACACGCCAACCTTGATTTCACCCATCTCTGTCAGACCGTACACCCGATACCGCACAGGGGTAGCGTCATCTAACTGCACCACCTGAATGGAGCGGTCGATTGCTTTCACATCCCCACTGACCACTGCACCGCCTACCACCGTGGCTGTGACAGCCGCGACGGTCGTTGCTGGAACCGCCAGACCACCTGGAAGGGTGCCTTTGGTTTTATCCCCAGCATTCATGGACAGTTCAGTCGTTCCCTTCGCACCCGGTGTTCCCGGAGGCGCTCCTACCGCACGATCCGACTTAGGTTTAGCACCCATGTTGGACGCGCCAGCCACGGCCCCAGCCGCTGCTGTTGCTTTGAGGGCATCGGCATGCAGTTCAGAAGCTGACTTCCCTTCCGGGTTGTTTTCCTTCTTGATCTGCTTTTCGATCATGCCTTTGGCGGTGTCAATGTAATCCTCGACATCACCGGCATCGACTTTCAACTCTTCCTTCTCAAACGGTGCCACCATGTCCTCGAAGACTTCAGGACGATCCTTGAGGGTCACTTTGTTCAAGAACTCCATGGCCACTTTACCGGTCAGCTTGGTGTCAGCCTGAGTCAGGTCCAATGACTTGGTCAGCGCGTAGTAATTGGAGACATGCGCCAAGTACACAGCTGAGAAGCGGTTCCTCAAGTAATGCATCGCCCGTTGGACTTGTGGTTCGCCATCGGGATTGGTGGTGTTCAGTTTCAGGATCGCTGCAACTGATTCAAACGGCACAGACTGGACGTTAATCGATGCCTTACCTTCTGCATCCACCGACGTTGCTTTCGCAAAGAGCTTTTCAAGCTCGACCAGTACACCGATCTGCTCGTTCTTCGGATCAGGATCGATACCGTATTGGGCCATCCGAGTCAACATCAACGGCGGAAGCTTGTCCTTCATGGCACCGTAGACGTACGATCCTAGTACAATAGCCCCACCGACGACTGCAGCACCTGCCAGTACCGGAGCACTGATCAAGCCTGCCGCACCCATGACAGCACCCAGTGCCATCCGTGCCCCTTGGCCGAGAACCATCCGAGTCAACGGATTGGTCAAGACGTTCTTGCCAAGTTTCAAGGCACCCCATGCCCCTTTACCCATGAGCTTGGTAGCACCCCAACCAAGACGACCCATCAGGCCTGTACCTTTGGCACCCAGCTTGACTGCTTTACCAAAGAGCCCCAGTTTATCCAGACCCCGACCGGCTAGGTTCTTAAGCTTACCGAGCTTGCCAGTACGCCCCGCACGACGACGTTGTTTACGGGTCCGACCATCGGCGCTGTCACCACCGCCGAAGATATCCCCAATGTCGCCCAAGGTGTCCAGGATACCGCCACCGCCATTGCCATCCTCACCGCCATTGCCTTTGATCTTATCCATCAGACCCGCCAGCAAACCCCCTTTGGCAAACAAGCCTTGAGTGTCTGCAAACTTGCCTTTGATCTTCTCTTTGGCATCACCGAGCATTTCTTTACGGCGACTGAACAGGTCTTGGAAGGACCCTTTACGGATCTTCTCAGGGGTGACTTGCTTGAGCGTCTCGTATTGCAACTGGACCGAGCGCATCAGCAAGGTGACCATGTCTTCTTTCGGGTTGCCTGAGAGCTGTCCACTGATGTCCGCATCCGCCTTGTCGCTGCGGAAGAACTTCATCAGGCGATTAAGCCGTGGACGGAACTTGCGTTGCTCTTTGGCTGTGGCGTCTGTGTCAGCACCGCCCATGAAGCCTGAGAGGCGCGCTTGAGCAGATGCAAGACCTGCCGCCGCTGCAACCCCAAGCTTACTGCCCTTAGCCCGACCCAGGAGATCGGAGGCCCGCTTGATGACCTTGGCTTTATGGTCAGCAATCACGCCCGATTCCACGATCTCGGTGTAACGGGCTACAGTCTTCCCTTTAAGGTCGACCACATCGCCCTGAATGTCTTCCCAACGCTTGATGACTTCACCGGACGCTTTGTCCCGGTACATCTCCGCCTTGAGTTTCCATTCCTCTAACCGTGGATGGTCTTCGCCTTGAATCCAGATGTCTTTGGCTTCACGCCTGACCTCATCGAATTTATCGATGCTCTTGCTGATGGCCTCTTCGGTCCACTGATTCACTTGCTGGAGACGACCCGCTGCACCGGTAGGCGCTGCAACAGAACCGGCCCCAACACACCCGCACCCTTTCAACGCTTTCAGCAAGTTCACGGTCTCTTCATGGAAGTTACGTGATTCACGGATCAGCGTGATCAGGGTGCTCTTGTCACCTAGGAATCGTTCGAGTCCACCGAAGTGTCCTTCGGCATCCCCTTCAACACGTGCACGATCAGCTCGAGCAGCACGATCGGAGAGATCGCCACGAACTTGATCATCGACATAAGTACGATTAGTACGGATATCACGGCGATGATCACCATCCTTGTTGCTTTTCGAAGCTCGAGCTTCGCCTGGTTCGTCATCCTCATCGAGTACCGAACTCCAAATTTTATCGTAATTGATAGCATCATCACGATCCTGTCGTTCGATGTACCCAAGCTTACGAAGGCTGTCCTTGCCAAGCACGTCACCCAGAATACGGATGCGATCCCCGCTGGCAGGGATCATGCTGGCCATGCGCAAGAACTGGTCGCGGATGTTGTTAAACCGCTTACGGCCCTCGGTACTGCTGTCCGTGCTATTGCCTTCGAAGTCAAGTCCGAAGCTGTCGATGATTAAGGAGGTGATCTCATCAACAATGCCTACGTCTTCGCCCGGATACTCAACAGGGTCGGCGAGCCGTTTAGGCACCAGGTCACGACCATTGGCCAACTCATCGAGAAGCTTGCGCTTCAGAACCCGTTGGGCTTTTGAGGACATGATGTCCCCACCAATCATTACCAGGAACTCGTCCGCAGCACCGCGAAGCGATTCACGCTCCGAGCGGGACATGATCTGGCGCTGAACGTCCTTGAGCTGTTCCTTCTCCGAGGTAAACCCACCCCGGACTACGTTGTAGACCTTCTTCTCACTGTCCTTTTCCCCGGTGACCGCAACACGGCTCCAGTGGGCAATCTCAGACAGGTAGCCTGGAATGATCTCGATCAATGAACGACGGGCAATGGTGTCAAACGTTCCGATTTCATCAAGCTTGTCTACTGCGGTACCGCCTGGACTTGCATCCAAGCTGAACTGGGGCAGGAAGCTCTTGAACGTCTGCATCGCCACCGCACGGTACCCGGAGCCTTCCGACTCGGACTGTGCGAACTCGTTGATGCGTTGTGGAAGGCCTGTGAAGGTGCTACGCAGTTTCTCTCCACCGGCTGCCACGTACTTGTTTTTGGCAAGGTAGGGGGCGATAAACATCGCCGCATGGTCGCGGACTTTAGCGCCCGCTTTGGACCCGGCAAGATAACCACCGAGTTCTGCTTTACCCATGCCATCGGCGGCATCAAGGCCACCACCCATTGGATCGAGCAATCCCCGGATCATACCGGAGACGTTGTCCATGACCTGCTTGCCGTAGTTCTGCGTCCAATTGGACACCGAGTTCAAGCCTTGGCCCATCAACCGTTGTTTAGCCAACTGCCCAAACATTTCGCTGCCACGGATTTTCACCGCTTCTGGCAGGGCTGTGTTGTGGCGAATGGTTTCAAGGATCTGGGTCTGCTTGGACGTGGCTTCAGCCATCAAATCCGTCAGCTGCTTGGTAGTGGCATACTGGCGGTAATTGAGTTCCAGCATCTTGTGCTGATAACGCGCGGTAATCTTGTCCTGGTAACCCACCAAGCGTGCCATGCTGCGATTAATTGCAGACAGGGCTTGAATGTTGGATTTGAACCGCGCTTGATCCATGGCCTTACGTTCGATGCTTTCCACATCGTCACGTTTAGCCCGTTCTTCGCCAGCGGCTGCTGAGGCTTTGAAAATCTCAGCTAAGCCTGCCAGGTCGTTCTCTTCCTGTTCCCGGCGATAGTCGTTAGAAGACTTGACACTATAGTCTTCATCTTCTTGGAGGGCATTGTTGAGACGGTCCGCCACCTTCTTAGGCAGGACCTTGGTGCCGACCATGTTCATGGCCTTACGGCCAAAAGCCTTACTGCCACGTACGAGCTCAGGCGACTCTCCGGTCACCTTATCGTATAGCGATCGAGCATCTGTTGCGACGTTCTCAATGGTGTCTGCGGCAAGTCCATAGCCTTCGGGCAACGCCATCGAGAGCGCACGGCGTAAGGCAGACGGTGAGGCCAGTTCTTTCTTGAGGCCAGCCTTCGTACCTTTTACTACGCTGTCGATCGGTTTACGGGATGAACTGTCGATTTCTTCATCTGCACTCCACTCAGGAATGCCGAAGTCGAAATCATCTAGGTCAAGCCCGCTCAGATCGATTTCGTCTTTATTTGCCATCGAAATTCTCCAAATCGGCTTATAATACTAAGCCTCCTTCATACCAACTGTCGAAAACGACCAAGAACTTACAGGTACGTACGATGAACTACGCGGAAACACCAGCCAAAGTTTGGCCCATGGTGCTGACGAAGGAACGGGTCAGTCACATGACACCTGTGACCAGTCTGGACATCTATGATGGGGCCAGTAGCGAGTTTCACGACGATGGATTGTACTCTACCAAAATCTTTGGTCGGGTCGGCTCAGATGACCGTGACCGCAACTTCTCTTACATCGATCTTAAGGTGCGGATCTTCCACCCGAAGGTCTTCCGTGACTTGATGAGCCTTAAGGGCATTTACCGAGGCATCGTTGCTGGGCGGGAAACCGCCATCTTTGACCCGGTGACCAAAGACTTCGTGGCTGACACCTCGGACAAGGCCGAAACCGGTTACAGCTTCTTTGTGCGGCACTTCCATGAATTGCAACTGCGCAAGAGCAAGTCACCGACGCGGATGATGCGGGTTGAGTTTATCAACCAGTGGCGCAAAGACGCCTTGACGCGTTACATCCCTGTCCTGCCTGCCGGTATCCGTGACATCGAGATCTCTGAAAGCGGTGCTGTCACCAAGAACGAGATTCACGACCTTTATTACCGCGCGCTGTCAATCAGCAACACCATCCCGGTGACCAGTGACATGGAATCCCCAGCCTTGGACATCGCGCGCAATGCGTTGACCAACTGCCTGATGGAAATCTACGAACTCATCGAAGGGATGCTGGGCGGTAAGAACGGTTTTATTCTGGACAAGTGGGCGTCGCGGCGTGTGGTTTACGGTACGCGAAACGTCTTGACGGTGATGGACACCTCCATTGCGGATTTGAACGATGCCAACGCACCGGGGTTCGATGCCACCAGCTTGGGGTTGTTCCAGGTCATCAAAGGGGTCACGCCCATTACCATTCACCACCTGCGGCGCACTTTTGGTGAGCGCATTCAATCCGGTGAAGGTCAAGCTCAACTGATCAGCAAAGACACCCTACGCCCAACATGGGTAACGCTCTCACCTGAGACCCGTGATACCTGGACCACCCGTGATGGGTTGAGTTCGGTCATTGATCGGTACCAGATGGTGGAGATGCGTCATCGTCCTGTGGAGATCGAAGGTCATTACCTTGCCCTGATTTATAAAGGCTTGGACAATACCTTTAAGATCTTCTTTGACATCGAAGATATGCCGGATCACCTAGACCGCAGTTTGGTCTCACCTATCAACTTGGTCGAGATGCTGTACCTGTGCGGTTATGCCTATTGGAACAAGCACTTTGCACAGATCTGTCGTTATCCGATTTCCGGTAACCGTTCGATCTATGCCAGCCGGGTGTACGTCAAGACCACAGTGGTCGGTGAACGTCGGGTTGAGCTCGATGACAGCTGGGCACCGTACGACGATGACGAGCATGTGGCGCTTGAGTTCCCCATGACCGGCTCTACGTCTTATATGGACACGCAATCACCGCATTCCACCAAGCTGGTGGGGCTCGCGGCGGACTTTGACGGCGACACCGGTTCGGCAACGTTGGTCATGTCCAAAGAAGCCTTGGCCGAGAACGACCGCATCTTGCGCTCACGTCAGTATTGGGTCGACACCGATGGCAGCCTCTTGGCTTCCTACGACTACGACACCATCAAGTACGTCATTCACAACCTGACAGGACGATTCAAACATGGCCGTGATGTTTCAGTATGACCGCTATACCAAGCTCTTTGGTATCTTGCGACTAGGCGGTCTGGAAAACCCACGGGTCAGACCGATTGCTCGGTTTACCTTGCCTCGTGGCACCACACTGCATTACATGCCCGTCTCCGAAACCGAATTGGGACCGGCCTCCGACAGCCCCATCTTCGGACTTGGGCAGCGCTTGACGTACATCGATCACATAGGTGACTTGCTGGTAAAGGAAGGCAATCCTCGTCCGACGTACAAGCTGGTCGCTCCAATGCAACAACAGTACCGTCGTGAAAACATGATGGTCCGTCCGATGCGCGATTACGAGGCGGCGAGCAAAGAGCCGTTGAACATGGTCGTGGTCAACTATTCCATGGTTGGCCAGATGTACAAGTACATGCGCTCGGCACTGAGCCGGTGGTGGTACTGGAAGAACATCCGCAGCACCATGTGGGAACGCATCAATCAGCTCAAGACTCAGAACGAACGCCATCACATGGTGATCTTCGATGTGCCTCAATCACTGCCTGCGCTGTCCGATCTACGTAAGGCTGAACGAGGCATCACGCCGCTGCTCATGACCAAGGTATTCAACACCCGTGAGCGGATGGACCTGCTGGACATTTGGTGCTGGTTGGGCGAGAACCGTAAGAACACCCCCATGGGGCGTTTGGATGCGGCACGTCTGCATGAAGTGGACCTGGTGATCCGTCGTGACACCGGTTGGTTGGTGATTAACCTGGGGCGTTTGGACAGCTGGCGCAAAACCGATGCGGGCGTTTCCATGGAAGCGTTCCAGCCGCAACCGGCTGACGATCAGTTTGATTTCGACAGCCTGTACGATGAGTACGTCTCGTTGGAACAGGCAGGTGACACCACCCCTGTCGAAGGGATCATGGACGTGTCCATGGAAGCCCCGAACGGACTTGATCCTAAGATCATTCAGGTGCGGTTCCTGAAACTGTTGACCAAAGTCATCAACCAGACCAGCACAGTGGTGGCTGAAGCGGAGCCAGAAGAAGTCGAGCAAGAACGCGTTGCAGAAGATGAACGCGATGATGCTGAAGTCGAAGCGCGGATGCGTGAAGAGTCAGGTTCTGCTCAAGAGCTGGCGCAAGAGGAAGAAGAGGAACTGTCTGCAGACCTCGACGTCCCCGCCACGCCTACTGACGATGCGATCATGACCGATGAGGACGGTGAGCTGATCATCGAATCTCAGGTCGAGGAGCGTGAGTCTGTGCCTGCTGTGGTGGCCAGTCGTGCTACCGAGCAAACCCTGACCACCGCCATTCAGGAACGTCTGGAAGAGTTGGTGGACAAGGACCTCTACACCGGTGCGCAGTATCGCCGAATGCAGCGGTTGGCAGAAAGCTACAAGACCCTGCCAAACCCCTGGGACAATTCACAGACGATCGAAGGCTCGCTTGAGATCACTGAGCAAGACCTCGTTCTAGGCCAAGGCGACACCTATCCCAAGTCCGATGCGGTGCGGGATGAATCGATGCTGGAGTCGACTGTCGAGAAGATGGACAGTCAGTACATCGAAAAGGTGATGAAGAAGGACATCCTCAACGCGGTCATGTCGGTGCAGAAAGCAGGCATCGCGGTGACAGGGTATAGCGTGGAGGTAGTGGAAGATGCGGTCAGTCATTATGAAGTCCACAAGATTCAGTTGACGCCTGTGACCGGTAAACCCTCGACCATCTCCTTCCGAGTGCCGGTGGTGGACAAGCGCGGTGTGTACGTCTCCAACGGTCAGCGGTATCGCATGCGGACCCAGAAAGCAGACGTGCCAATCCGTAAAGTGTCGAGCTCCCGTGTAGCCTTGACGTCCTACTACAGCAAGATCTTCGTTGATCGCTCCATGCGTGCCGTGTTCAACTACGACAACTGGATCGGTAAGCAGATCATTGCCAAAGGCTTGGACCCTGCCGACGACACCATCAAGAACGTGAAGATTGCCGACGTGGCAGACTTCTCCCTTGACCTGCCAACGGTCTACACCGTGATTGGTAGCCGGGTGATGAGCTTTGAGGCCAATGGCGAGTATTGGTTTGACTACAAGAACCGCCTGCGTTCTCGGTTGTTTGATGAAGCCACATTGACCGAGCTTGAGACCCGATTCAAAGGGTGGGTGGTCTGTGGTAAGCGTGGCGCGCAGTACATCATGGTCGGACGGGATAACGTCTTCTATTTGGTCAAGCGGGGCAGCGATGATGCACAGCCTCTGGGTCAGATCGAAGAGATCCTCAACCTGCCGCAAGACAAGGCCCCGGTCAACATGGCCGAGATCAGCATCTTCGGTAAGACCATGCCGGTCGGTATCGCACTGGCATACCTCGTAGGCTTCAATACGCTACTGGAGATGACCAAGGCGCAGTACCGGGTTGTTCCGTTGGGTACGCGCTTGCAAATGGGTGCTGACGAGTACGCCATCAAGTTCCTCGATGAAACCTTGGTGATGGACAAGACCGACGTGCAGAGCAGCATGATCTTTGCAGGCTTCCTGCATTATCACAAGCACGTACGGAACTTCAGCCGTCATAGCTTCAATCACAAGCACGTACGGAACTACAGTCGTCATAGCTTCAATGCCAAGGACGTCTACTTCAACATCCTCGACGCCAACAACATCGGGCTGCGCTACTTGCGCGAGCTGGACCTGATGAGTGCTATGTGGGTCGACCCGATCACCAAAGGTGTATTGGAGTGGATGAAGGAGCCGACCGAGTTTGTACCGTTGCTGATGCGCGCTTGTGAACTGTTGGTCACGCGGTATGTGCCCAAGAAGGTTGACACGGCCGAAGGACTGGTTGAAGGGCTGGAACGAGCCAAGGGCTACGAGCGGATTCCGGGTGCAGTGTACGCTGAACTCGTGCGTTCGATTCGGGTCTACAACTCGCGCAATGCCAACAACAGCTCGCAGGTGTCCATGAAGCCACACGAAGTCTGGACGAACATCGTCCAAGACCCGGCGTCGGCGATTGTGGATGACATCAACCCGATTCAGAACCTGAAGCAGAAAGAGATCATTACCTACGGCGGCCGCGGTGGTCGCAGTGGTCGGTCGATGACTGCCGAGGCGCGTCTGTATAAGGAAAGTGACATTGGGTTCATTTCGGAAAGTACCGTAGACTCCGGTGACGTAGCGGTGATCACCTACATGTCGCCGAACGCAAACATCACCAGTGTGCGCGGAACGGTACGGGAGTTCGATAAGGAGAAGGATGGGTCTGCCAACATTGTGTCGACCTCTGCCCTGATCTCGCCGTTCGCTGACCGAGACGACCCGAAGCGGGTAAACTTCATTGGTATTCAACAGTCGCACGTGATCTCCGCCGAGGGGTATCGTGAGTCGCCGATCTCCACCGGCTACGATCATGTCTTGGCCCACCGGGTCGATGAGGTGTTCGCAGTCCCTGCCAGTAAGAATGGTGAGGTGGTGGAACGGACTGATGAACACATGGTCGTGGCGTACGAAGACGGAACCTTCGAACACATTGACCTGACGACCCAGTACGGTATTTCAGCCGGGTCGGTCTATCCGCAGAAACAAGCCTCGACGTTCCAGTTGGGCGATAAGGTCCAAGCCGGTGACATCCTCAAGTACAACTCGGGCTTCTTTAAGCCGAGCAAGTTCCATCGCCATCAAGTGCAGTGGAAAGCTGGGGTCATCGCCCGCACGGCACTCATGGAAGCGTCCTATACCCTGGAAGACTCCTCGGCAATAGACGATTGGTTGTCCAGTCAATTGGGCTCGGAAGTCACCAAGGTGAAAACAGTCGTGGTGCGGTTTGACCAGACCGTTCGTAACCTGGTGAAGGAAGGGGACCATACGGACATCACGAGTATCTTATGCACGATTGAAGATGCTGTAACAGCGGATTCTGGACTCTTCTCTGACGATGACCTTGAAACCCTTCGAATGATGTCCTCAGCGACGCCTACTGCTGGCGCTGTTGGTGAGGTCTCGAAGATCGAAGTCTTCTACCACGGCGATACGGACGACATGTCGGATTCGTTGTTGGAGTTGGTCAGTGCTCATGACAAACGCCGCCGCAAGGCAGCCAAGCGTCTGGGCAAACCGGTTGTCACAGGTCAGGTCGACCAGTCCCT